GCATTTACTGAAGTCATCGGGCAGTTGGGCTTGGCGACAGACATTGTCGGTCAAGAAGGGGCCACACAGCTCGCCCAGTTCGCCAACATCTTCCAATCGACAGAGTTTGATCGTATTGGTGCGTCTATCGTGGCGTTGGGTAACAACTCCGCGACGACAGAAAGCAAGATTTTAGAATTTGGTCAACGGCTGGCAGGTGCTGGTCGAGCGGCAGGATTAACCGAGTCAGAAGTCCTCGCTATGGGCGCATCAATGGCAAGCTTAGGGCTTAACGCGGAGGCTGGATCGACTGCGTTCAATCGGTTATTGGTATCCTTGACAAAAGCAACGACTGGAGCAGCCCCCACAACTGTATCTGGAGCCCAGCGTATAGCTGGGGCAACATCCCAGATCACTGCTGTACAGGAAGAGAGACGAGAATCGGCTTTACGATTGGCTGCTGCTCAGGACAGACTCAATCGGGCGACAACTGAAAGTTCGAGGATTACCGCCTTGCTTTCTGTGGAGAGGTTTGGCTCTGAAGTTGCCCAATTTGATCAACAGATTTCCAGGCTGCAACAGGGAATAGAGGGTTTGGATGAATCTGCTACCTTTGTTGTATCGAACTCTAATGAGACTCTAGATACTTTTGCGAGTGTCGCTGGGGTGTCAGCAGCAGAGTTTGCAGCCGCTTTTAACGAAGGTCCGACAAAAGCTGTTGAGCTGTTCATAAATGGACTAAGCAAGCTAGATAACGCAGCTAAAATCAGCGCCTTATCTGATCTTGGGCTAGAGGATGCCCGGCTTAGAGATACTATTTTGAGGTTGACAGGGAATACGGAGTTATTTGCGGAAACTCTCGGAATTGCCAACGAAGCGTTTGAAGAAAATTCAGCGCTGACGGCGGAAGCAGAGCAGAGATTCCAGACTCTTCAATCTCAGTTGAACCGGTTGAAAAACATTTTTATAGAGGTTAAGACTACACTAGGAGATTTATTTGTACCAGAAGTACGGGGCCTGGTTTCGGCGTTCGGAGATGCTCTTCTGGGGGTAAATGAATTCATTAAGGCTAACCCAGTCTTGGTCAGTACGATATTCAAAGTGGTTGCAGCCGGTGGTCTTCTTATTTCCAGTCTAATCACTCTGGCAGGCGTAGCGCAGGTTATATCCGGTGTGTTTGCTCTCGGCCTGGGTGTAAGCGTAACATCCGTTCTTAAGCCCCTGCAATTATTGGCATTGGTCATAACGTCGCCTAGCGGTGTTATTGGAGGATTTCTAGGAATTGGTGCAGCAATTTCCACTATGCTTATCCCCTTGGCGCTGTTGACAGGCGGATTTGCTCTTGTTGTCTCCGTGGCGAATGACATTAGAAATAACATTGGCGGAGCGGGGGATGCGTTTAGTGAATTTGGCCGCCGAGTCAGTATTTTGTTTGCGAATATCTCCGATGTATTCACTGAGATAGGGGTCATCTTTGGTGGGTTGTTACGCCTGGTCATCCCTTTTGAAAGAAACTTCTCTCCTGTTGCAGCGCTCCTTCAGCGAATTAACGGGATGCTGGACAGCCTGAATACTCGAGTAACAGGTCTGCGTAGAGGTCTCCGAAACCTAGGTCAGGTTCTTGGTTTGCGAGGACCAGACATCGCTGGATCAGATCGATCTGATCTACTGAGTCGAGAAAATCAACTGCTTTCCGAGCAGGAGAGAATTCAGCAGCGCATTAAGGACTTGCAGGAAGGAACGGTAGAAGGTGCTCAAGCCTTCGAAGAGCGTCTCATTGTGGCTGGCGACACCCTCTCGGAAATAGCCGCAGAGACTGGAATTTCAGTAGATGAGCTGGTTCGAATCAACGACATCGAAGATCCCAATTTGATATTTGCTGGGGCAACACTGAAAATCCCTATTGCGGGGGAATTTATTTCGGCCAATGAAGAAGTCGAGCAACTCCAGCGACAGCTTCGAACCGTTAAAAACTTTGTGGCAGGTGTTCGGTTCGAATTGGGTATAGAAGATGACCGAGATACATTTGAGAAAATACGTGAACATCTAGGGGCTATCTCCGAGTCAACGGCATTTACGAATCTGTTTGGTGATCGGTCAGAAACTGAGCTAGACACCTTCGCCGGAAAAATTACGGATGTCAAAAAAGATTTTGATGATGTTCAGACTGCGGTAAGTCTTGTACGTGACTCATTCTTCAAGTTGTTTGACCCCACCATCGAAGGTCGATTTGAAGCCTTCTCTACCAGTGTTTCTGGCTTAAAGGATGAACTGAAAGAAGCTGTTAGTGGCCTGGCAGGTTTATTCAAAGATCCGTTTGGTTCCGGCGATGTCTCACAGGCCGTTGTTCCTTTCGGGACCGGAAACACCGGGTTAATCGAGACCCCCACAGAGGGGGAGTCTTCCCCAGCAGTGGCATTTTTCCGCGGCTTGGTCGGGTCATTTGAGAACCTCGATTTTAGTGTGTTACAGCCAGCCTTTGAGAACCACTTCGACGTAATTAAAAACATTGCCATTGCCGCGGCGGTTCTTTTCATACCCGGAGCAGGTCTGTTCGTAGCAGCAGTTAAAGCCTTGGAATTCGCTATTCGGGAAGATTTCTTGGGGATCTCTACGTTCTTGGACAGAACAGGAATTCGAAAAGCAGCCGATGATCTATTCAATGAGATCCAGGGAATATTTACTGGTCGGGAACGGATAGCCATAACGCCGGATCAGTTTGAAAGTCTATCAGGAGAGGGAATATTACCTGAGTCGTTTTCTGCCCCCAACCCCGTGATAAAGTTCTTGGAAACCCTTATTTCAGGAGCATTGACCAGGATTACAACAGAGGGGTTGCCCCGTTTAGCCGTTTTTCGTAGCAACTGTCGGAAAATCTGTTATTGACTATCTCAACTCAGAACAATTTCAAACGGATCTAAATAATTTTGTTGACCTGGCTGGAACGCTTCTATCGAAGTTTATTGAGGGGATTTCATCAGCACTTTCAGGAGCCAGTGCAGAAGGTGGCGATCAAGCCGGAAGTGATGGAGGCCGTCGTGTCGTCGAAGTCATCGCTGGTCTCGTTGTTACATGGATGGGTCTCTACCTCACCAGCGCCTTCGTCACAGCGGGAATTGGCGGGGTTGTAACAACCGCGCTTGGCGCAGCTTTCAGTGGTGGGAAATTGGTATTTTCCTTTGCAGCAACCGCTTTCTCAGGGGTTGCATCGGTTATCGTTTCATCAATAAGTGGTGCAATCTCTGCGGCACTCGGTTCTGCCGGGGCATTGGTTGGTGTAAAGACGGCGTTGATAACGGCCATCACAACCACAGTGTCTGGGGCAATAGGTGCAATCTCTGCCGGGGCTTCTGGAGCGATAGGAGCCGTTAGCGCGGGGGCTGCTGCACTTGCAGCAGGCGGAGCCACGACCGTCATGTCAGCCATTGCAGGAATCGCAGGACTGGTCGCGGTAGCAGCCCCATTCATCGCAGTTGGCCTGGCTATAGCCGCAGTGATCGCTGTGATCAATGAGTTTGAGAGGCGACATGCGGCGGTGTCTCCGACTGTGGCTGAGGCTCAGGTATCCCTACAACCAGGATTTGATACGGGAGCGTTTGACGCACAGGATATTCGTGACGAGGCTTTTGCTCAGACTGTATCAGGTCTTGGTGGTGGAGCAATTGGAGATGCCTTTGCTCGAATTAATTTCCTCTTCTCCGGAACACCGGGGACGATTGGGTTTGAAACCGAACAGCTTATCCGAGATTTGGAAGCTGAAAGTGTGGCGACTGAAGAGGGGAATCTGATAGGGGCAAACCTGGTGGAGGGGATCGTTCTTGGGGTAAAGGAGAATCAAGTATCAGCAGATGATGCCGGGGCGCTTCTGATGCAGGGTCTTATTGATAGGACCAACGATACCGCTGGAAACAGATCACCCTCGAAGGTGTTCAAAGAAATCGCCCTTAACCTCATCCTGGGGTTGTCGGAAGGTCTTGCGGAAAACTCCGAGTTTCTATTCTCGACGATGACTGAGTTCTTCAAAGCTAATGTTCTTACCCCAGTTGAAGCTTTGTTCGCAGGTGGGGAAGAAGGTGAAGATTCAGGCTGGGCGACTCAGCTAGGAGCTTCGATCCCATCAGACTTTGCTCTGGCGATGGCGACTAACCAACCACTGCTGACAGCCGCAGTCAGCAATGTGACCCAGGATTTTATCCGGATGCAAATTGCCATCTCTGCTGAGATGACCACGGTTATCAAGAAACTTAATGAGTTTGCAGGTGCTGCTCGTGCTGCGTTGACTGCTTATAATAATCTCAGCACTGAAACAGGAGGAGATGGCATACCGGCAGTACCTACCGGCCCTGGACGACAGCATGGTGGGTCGATTTTTCCCAACACATTGCATCCAGTGATTGAAGATGGACAGCCTGAGCTATTCCGGAATCCACAGGGACAGACATTCCTTATCTCCCCAACTGGTGGATTTGTAACTCCGACTCAGGGCATGTCAGGCGGTCAGTCCTTCGATAACCGGAACTTTGATAACAGCATCCAGGTTCATGTTCAGGTTCCGGGTGGGGCAATTTCTTCGGCGGATCTCCGAGCTGTTCGTGAAGCAGCCAGAGAAGGCGTGAACGAAGCCGACTCATTAACCCGCCGCGCCAACAAAGCGGGGGCGTTCTAATGAAGCATATCTATCAGATCGCTAATATCCCCCTTCATTGGCATGTCCAGACTCAGATGCATGAGCCTGGAACAAGTATGCGAGGAAGTTCCTTAGAACTCTTCAATTCTCCAGGATATATCCTGCCGGAGAGCCAATGGCTTCACGACCAGCAGGAAGTCGAACTCGAAGGCGCACTCCTGGGAACCAGTCGTTACCGGGCTGATGAGATGTTGCAAAATCTACGCCGATTGGTTGGCCGTCCGGTAGACATCATCGCTTATGACTTTCTTGATCCGAAGAAGAGCTATGGTTGCGGCTGTTTATGCCCCTCAGATACAGAACTTGTGTGGCTTCATAATTACGGAGTTATCAGCGAAGCATCCATCCGACAGCGCGATCCGTCTGATATTGCTGACCTAACCATCAGCCTGGAATTCCAGGGTTTTTGGGAGCCGATTAATCCCTATCTTTGGTACTTCGAATCGGAGCCAGAAGATGTCTTCTCTCCAAGAGTTTTAGACTTTTCTAGTGGCTACGAACAACACACGGATTACTACCCAACCCCCGGCCAGATATGGAAACGGTGTGCAGACTGCCAGATGTGGGTTCGCAAGAATCTATCAGATCGAGAGTTCCTATATTCTCCAGAGTCGTGGTCCGGATACTTCTCTAAAAACTGGGGGCTGGGCATTGGTAAAGTTGATCAACCGATGGGTTGGTACAGCTATGCCAACGACATGAAGTTGTGGGGCGCTCCTCCCCGTGTAATGTTATCCTTCGAGGGGATGTCTTTGGAATTCCCTGAAGTACGCATTAACGCAACCAGTGAAGATGTGTGGGGGACTCGGGACTTCGATACGGTGGTTGACTTGAACCAGTTGGACTCTGATCTTGACGATGCTGGCTACACTGGGTTGGAGGCGGGTGATCAACTTCTCATTGGAAGTTTCATGAACACGCCAGGCTACGTTGTACGTGCTGGAGAACGGTTGGATTTTACGCCCGTGGTTCAGTACGAAGGCTGGTACCCGGGTTTTCTACTGCCTGGTCGCAGCAAGTTCTTTGTATACCCATCAAACACCGGGACGTTTTCCTACCAAATCATCAATAGGCGGCTGTAGATGATCGCCAGAGTAGCCGGTCTTGATATACCCGTCCTCTCCGCCTCAATTGAGTGGAGCTTCGACGAAATCTCAGAATTTGATGTCACTGTCCCTATCCGATTTCTTCCAGGCTACCAGGATGTCCTTGAGTCCGATATTGAACTCATCGAAGACGGTGAGATGCTGATCTCCGGCTTTGTCAATGATCCTCCTGTGCTCGAGTCTATAGAGCCTGGCATTCTTCAGGTAAAACTGGGCTGCTTTAATGAGTTGGGTAGGTTAACTCTTTACCGATCCCGGACAGACGGCCATTACCAGGACAGCACAGTATTAGGAATCATTGGCAACCTTCTTGAAATGACGAATGGGGCCTGGATGCTCTCCGGAACAGAAACGATGGTAAATGAAGAGATAACGACAACTGTAGATTTGAGACGTAAGGAAACACTATTTGCTCAAATAGCAGAGGTCGTAAAATCAGTCCCAGATGTTCATCTAAGATACGGCGGGTATAACACGCTGTTCGGTATGCATGAATTGAATATCGGGTATTTCGGGGATACCAATACCCAGTTGATCGAAGGCAAAAATTTATCATCGCTTCGATTAAAGTCTAAAAAAGAGCCTAGTTATACTGTTGTAGAATCCTATGGGAATACAACAGCGGATCGAAGAATATCATTAGCCGATTCTCTTTCTGATCTAAGAACCATCTTCAATGTCGATTATCCCCGATTTCCAATTACTGAGGACCCCAGCATGGGTACCTGGGTTGTCACCGACCAGGAATCATCGGGACAACGCCAGGTGACAAAATTCTTCGAGTTGAGCAAGACTAAAAATGATCAAATCCCAACAGCCGTGGAAATCGCCCAGGCAGGCTACGCTTTGTGGTTGAAAACTGTTCGGTTTATGAAACAAAATTCACCGCATGAAACCTACAGCGCTATTGCTACGGTTGAGGAGATTCCAGAAGTCGGAGACAAAGCAAGGATCCGATCTGTTGTCGAAGAACAGGTATTGAATCCAATCACGCAGGATTCCCACTATGAGAAAACATTTGAAGTGGACGGCGACTATCGAATTACAAAAGTAAAGCATTCGATGGAACGCTATTTTCAATTTGACGCTGTTGACGAATCCCCAACTCAGGTCTGGAGAGTTGATCTTGAACTTTCCTCAAACGATGAGTCAGAGGACACTGATCCAGATCTGGAACTGTATGAGCGTCTGGAGAATGGAAATTCATTTGATAGCCTGGGGGGAATCGTCGGTTTCAATATACCTCCGCCTGTTATGGTCACATGGGGTCCGGGAGACGCAGCCGATTGCAACTACAACGGAATGGGGTCGAATACCGGGCGCAACTACGCCCTTACTGCACCAACTCCGCCGACGTGGGCTACGAAAGTGAGCTATGTTCTGACTCTCGATCCAGAGGATTCAAATTATTCTGTAATAAGCGCTCCATCTTCGCCGGGAGACGATTTACAAATCTGTGTTACCGATGAAAATGAGCTGTGGCCCCCTGACGAGGACATCACCGCTTACGCTCAATTCATCTATCAGGCTTAAAGGAACGAAATTATGCCATGTGATTGCGATACTCCCGTCGAGGTAAGAAGCTGCGGACCTCACGCCAATCGGGATGATGTTCTGGAGATACTTCAGAGCCTTCATCAGTGTTGCCGCGGGACCATACTGAATTCCATTGATCCTGTTTTAGAACCAGGAGATGCGATGGATGCAGCGTTCGCAGAGAGCATGAATTCGCCCTGTGAATGTGATGCTATCTATCTGACTCGGAATGATGGAAATATTTACATATCCTTGGACGGCGGGGATAGCTTCGTCCTTATCTTTCAGCCAACGAACGAAGATGGGACCCTGGTGGGCGAGGTTCGGGATTATACAGGATCTTCTGAGCCTGTAGGCTGGCTGTTCTGCGATGGGAGAGCGATAAGTCGAGACACCTTTGAAGATCTCTTCGATGTTATCGGCACATCCTTCGGTGTTGGAAATGGAACGACGACCTTTAACATACCCGACTTGCGCGGTCAAGTGACAGCCGGGTTGGATGACATGGGAACCGCCACGGGAGCCGCAGATAGAGTAACCGATTCCGAGGCTGATTCAATCGGCGGATCTCTGGGTGAGGAAGATCATACCTTGATCGCAGATGAAATCCCAGAGCATACACACGTCTATCAACGACGGAATAGCACAGGTGGAACCGATAACGGATTTGACAGTTCCGGGACAATTTCCAATCTTACCAACGTAAATACCAGCGCAGTGGGGAGCGATGACCCACATAACAATATGCAGCCGACCGTATTTCTAAACAAAATCATACGGCACTAGAAGGAGATACTCAAAATGAGTTTCAGCGATTTCTTAGAGGATGAACTCCTCGACCACCTTGTCAGCAATCAAGCTTACAGCGTACCGGCTACGTTATACCTGGCAGTTTCAACAGTGGCAATTGGAGATGATGATACCGGCTCGTCCATCACCGAACCCGGCTCCGGCTACGCCCGGGTTGAGATCACAAGTGATCTGACCAACTGGTTGGCTTCCGCAGACGGAGAAAAAGTCAATGACGTGGACTTTACCTTCCCCGCCGCAGACGGCGGTAACTGGGGGAACCTGATCGAGTGGGCGTTGTTGGATGCAGCAACGAATGGCAACATGCTCATTCACGGAGCGCTAACCAATGGTCCAATCACGGTCAACGATGGCGATACATTCTTTATCGCAGCGGGGAACCTGACATTAACACTCGACTAAAGAGAGCAATTCTCCTCATTGCTCTTCTACTTGTACTCGGAGCTTGTATGACTTTCCCCAATCTACCTATCCTGGACAACTTCAATCGAGCGAATGAAAGCCCAGCTTCCGGTTGGAATGGGCTAAACTTTAATATTAGAGTTGTGTCCAACCAGGCTGCTGCCACCGGCAGCGGCGGGGCTATCACCATGCTGGATACCCCAGACATAGGCCCAGATGTCGCAGCCTATGTTACGTTGGCAGTGAAACCAACGGGGTCCAACTTCTGGGCAGGCGTGGCCGCTAGAATCCAGGATGCTGAGGCTCTAGCCACCTACGACGGCTATTTTGTGGCAGTTTTTCATTCGTCTGGCACAGATACGCTCTCCTTTTTCAGAGTAACGAATAACAGCGGAACGATATTAGGGTCCTCCATAAGTCAAGAATTTTCAGCCGGGGATCGGCTGGGCATAAGAATTGTAGGCAATACAATTGAAGCCTGGAGGTACAACGGCGGTAATTGGACTCTCCTGGGGAGTAGGGAAGATTCCACATATCAGGACGCAGGCAAGATCGGTGTTCTCCTCGGGCCGCAAACCACTATTCGAGTGGATGACTTCGGCGGTGGAAGCCTAGTAGTAGGCTCTGGTGAGTCTGAATCGATACTGTCTGCCGAATCCTCTGGGGGGAAGATCGCGTCGGGTGTCGCGGAATCTACATCTGTTTTAAGCTCTTCCGTATCCGGCACAGCCGTTGTGCCGGGATTTGTTCCAGGAATCGGAGTATCAGATGCTAGTCTGGACTCTGATGTTTCTGGGTCAGTTCTCAGACCTGGCGTAGGTCTCTCTGAATCGATCCTGACAGCCTCTGCGGAAGGTCAGAAAGAATTTCGTCCTGGCATAGCGGAGATGTTCGCTAGTCTCATAGCTGAGGCAAGGGGAAGAATCGTCGGGCATAATGATTGCGGGTGTTTTGATGAGGTCTCCATCCGAACTGTTGGTCCTCATGCGAATCTGGAAGATACACTTGCCAATCTCCATAGAATACACCAATGCTGCAAAGGAAGTATCCCAGCCTCGATTAATCCACTGGTCGATGTCGAATCGACGATCCTGACGGCTTTCCCGGACGGCGTTAACTTGGGATGCCAATGTGATGCGATTTATTTATCAAGAGAAGATGGTAGTATCTTCCTTTCCACAGATTCAGGCCGCTCCTTCAAACTGATCTTTGCGCCGTTTCAAATCAACGGCACTCTCGTAGGTGAAATACGGACCTACGCAGGTGATACCGAACCTTTCGGATGGTTGTTCTGCGACGGTCGAGAAGTGAGCCGAGTCACATATACTAACCTCTTCGAGACGATTGGGACGGCATGGGGTCTAGGCGATGGATCTACCACGTTCAATATCCCTGATCTGAGAGGGTCGTTGTCGGCTGGGGTGAGTGGGAGTCACGCCGCAGGAAGCTTTGTAGGTGAAGAAGAGCACACACTGATAGCTGATGAGCTCCCCACACACACCCATGTCTATCAACGTCGTAATGCTACGGGCGGGGTAGACAACGGATTTGATAGCACAGGAACGATTTCCTCTCTTACAGACACAGCCACCAGTTCCGTGGGCGGAGACCAACCGCATAACAACATGCAGCCTACGATCTTCCTGAATCGAATCATCAAGATATAGCACTCATAAGACTCTCATTTGAGAAATTAAGTAGGATGTAGTATACTGATTAATAGCCCCCTGTGAGGTTTCCACAATGATAAATAGAGACAATCCCCCGAGGATTCTGAATTCCGGCGAGGTGTTTTAATGGCGATTCGAAGAACAAAAGTAACCGTGACTGCGACCGGATCAGACGGCTCAGCACAAGGGTCTTCAAAAACCTTCAAACCCGTCAGTGGGTATATTGAACGAATCTACTTCAAGCGAGTCGATACCCCACAAGACACAACTCTGGTTCGTGTTGAAGAGGCTACCGAAGACCCCGCTCTGACAGTTCTGGAAGTTGACGGACTGACTGGGGATCAATGGTACCACCCCAGAACCGTCGTTCATAACTCTGAAACTGGAGAAGAACTGGAAGGGCCTGTCGATTTAATCCACGTTGGGGACAATCTACGTTTGGTGGTAGAGACTGCTGATGACGGAAGTGTTATCGAAGCAACTATCATCTATGATGATTCTCCCAAAGCTGTTACCCCCCTGCCGGTTTGACGGATGAGAAGGGTGATTATTGGGCTTGGAGTAATGACATGGGCATGATGCGACGACGTAGGAGACTAATGCTGATGCGCAGCGGCGGCGGGGCGGGGGCGTTAGCCAGCTTCGAGGATGACTTCAGCGCACTGCAAGCCGGTTGGAGTGGCAACCTGTCCGTGAGTGGTGGGCAAGCGATTGTCACGCCGACGCTGACCGAAACGTTTGACGAAACGTTTGACGACTGGACAGGCACAGAGCCGGACGATACGCCGGATGGCTGGACAAAAGGCGGATTTAGCGCGGGTGTGCGCGAAGTCACACAGCGCAATCCCGGTGAGTTCAATGCTGATGCCCCCGGCACAGGCGCGGCGAACTTCTTCTGTACGTCGGGCAGTGTTAGTCTGTCGCGGGCGCTGCTGACCATCCCCCGTTGGTACCGCGCCGATTATGCGTTTGAAACAAATTCAGGCCGGGTTGCCACCAGCATTGGCGGCGGCGGGATTACAGGCCTCTTTACACATGTTGGTGATATTCAGACTGCTGTGTTCGGACTGGCGCGAAACACCAGTTTCGCCATGCAGCGTGGGTCAAACCCGATGGATGTTACCGTAGATCGTATGACCCTTTCGCGGGTCACAGAGTTCGCGGCAGTGCGCGATGTGGGCTTTACGCAGGGGTACTTTGAAGCCGACCTGACGGTAACGACAGACGCGGGGGGCGGGTTGATCCACTATGTTGATGACGACAACTATGTCCTGTTGATGTTCCTGTATGGTGGATTTTCGGGGGCAAACTCTGGGTTGATCAAAGTCGTGGGGGGTGTGCCTACGATACTTGCCAATGGCGGCAGTCAAACCCTGACGACCAATACTGTGCGTCTGGTGCGAAACGGCAATGATTACAGCGCGTTATTGGATGAGGCGACACTCATTACCGCAACTGCTATTAATGACGCGGTGTTCGAGGATTGCACCACCTGGGGATTATTCAGCCTGCACGAAGATAATCGCTTCGATAACGTTGTCGCTCAACAGGTAGTGTAAGTG